CCTTTAAAAACTTCGAAAGTAGTACCAGTATTAGTATTATCTAAATCTCCTGTTACTGACTTAGGTATATTATGAGTAGAGTTAGTATTAATTACAGTGTACCCATCAATACCATCAGTACCATCAACTCCCTCTGCTACAGCGAAAAGAGAAATAGAGTCTGTTGCTTCTACAGTATAAGGAGAGCCTCCTGCAGCTTCTGCAACTTCTACTGTAACTACTACTGGGTTACTCTGATAAAATGCCGCGTTCCAGGCATCAAGGCTAGCAGGAACCGAGTCACTTATACTAATAGTAGACGGGGTCGGAGATCCCGCAGACCAGTCCAAATATACATAGTTATTTGCCGTAATTCTATAGACTGGATTAGTAAAATTCTGAGAATCCGCAGTAATTGTAATATTTGGGGGACTAGTTCCATTACTTATATAAATTGTATCAGGACTTGTAGTAGTATCATAAACTACAGAATAGTCATCCGAATAAAGTCGAACAGTTTTTGAGTCTGCGCCGTTTACTCCTTCCGTAATTAAATTTAAAGGATAGAAGTTAAAAGTGCTCGGAGAGCCTGGTGGAGAAATATTACTTTCGTTTCTAACATAACCTAATAAAGCGTCATTATTTCTATCTATCTTTAATGCAGGTATAGAGTAACTAGAGCTTGAAATTGCAGTATCAAAAACTCTATCTAAATATAGTACAGTATCACTTTGAATATTATCTACTACAGCATAAAGATCTGGACTAGGCCCATCAATTCTTATCAAGTCACCTATTTGAAAATCAGTTGTAAATGAAGTACCTGAGCCAGTGACTAAAGTAGACCCTGAAGAAATAGTAATAGTTCCTCCGCCTGAGCTAGTCCAATAAGTTGTTTCTGAATTACTACCATTTCCTGCATCGTAAACATACCCTAAATCTGTTCCTGGTATATTATATCTTTTTACTAGTTTTAATGTGCTTTCACTGGCATCAAAGAATATATAATAAGAGTCTACCTTTTGTTGATTAAAACTCTTACTCGGAAAATAGTCGGCAGAAATTCCTGAACAATCTTGTACATAAGTATCATTTGGAGAAATAGTAGAAAATTCTCTGGATAGTGCAGGAGCGCCACTAGTAAGTAATCTATAGTTGTAACTTCCAAAAGAGAACTCTCCTGCCGAACTTATAGAAGCAGTTGTATTTAATGTTCCACCTAAAGGAATGCCCCAATATCGAGTAACATCTTCTGCTACCCCAGGCCCTACTGAAATATAATCTATTACTGGATCTGATTGTTTACCGTCCGCTTGTGTTCGTATAGAAAGTCTATACTCACCATTTCCAAGATTATAATATGGGCCTCTTCTCGTTTCATTAGGCCCAGCTACATCATAGCCAACAACTGAACCATCTAAACTTCTTCCTTCTATAAGGTAACCAGATTGTTTACTATAAATAGACCCGTCATCATTTAAAGGCTTATCCCATGTTAGCAAAATATCATTACTATATGGGCCTCCATCTTCATTTAAAACTGAAGCAACAAAATTTCTTGGAGGAGGCGGAAGATCAGTTCCTCCTCGAGGATAAACAGGGTCTTGAACACTCAGTGTAAAATCACTGTCAACGGAGTCAAATTTTTCATTATAATGTTCAACCGCGTTTACAGTATATAAATTAGCTTCATCCTCTGTTATCCCTAAAACTCTATAAAGTTTTGCTGATCCATATGTGCTATACCCACCGCTTGTTTCTCTTAAAACCCAAGCACTTTGTGTGTCAGGGGCTGAAGAAAAAGACCCTGTTACTGTAATCGTATCTGTTGTTCCTGAACTATTACTTACTGGTAAAGTTTCTGTATGAGAATGCTCGCTCCAAACTACTTGCCCATCAAAATTAGCAACAGTTTGTTCATTTATTACTCCCCCAGCAAATTCTGAAGCAGGAATATTATCCCCCCTAACATAAGTTCCGCTATCATAAATATCTTGATTTAAATAAGCTCCAGCAGTGGGTAGAAGCACACTTAACTCATAAGAACTGCCTGAATTTAAAGTAACTTCAGAGTCTAAGTTTACTACACTAGTACTAGAAGGACTGCCGGAAGAAACTCTTCCACCATATCTAACAGCCTGTGGATATCTATTGGGATCTTGAACATTGATTAAATCACCCGGCTTTAAAAATGCGCCATTTATTCCTGTTTGAAAATTGACGATTTCTGTTTGATTTATTGCTGTCCAGAGTTTCCATCTACCATAGCGTAAGGCTTGTCCTTCTGAAGTACAACCAAAAGCAACTGCTTCTTCAGCTATAACTTTTCCTGTTTTTATTATGTTTTCTACATCTTCTACGATTAATGCTTCTTGTTTATAGCCATTTAAAGGATTATTCCAAGTAACGATTATTTGATTAGAACGAGTTCTATTTCCTGTAGATTCATATTTAAAATCGCCTCCGATTACATTTGAAGCTGAAAAATTTGCTATCGCATCTCCTGATGCATCCATTACGGGTGTTACTAGCCCATCCATCCAAAATAGAATGCCACGAAAAATCGTAGCCATATCTTTTAATAACTTATAAGCATCTGTAGACTTTGTGATATATAAATTTGCAGTAAATCTAGGCTCAGTGCTTCCATTACCATCTGGAACTAATTCATCACAATATTTTGCAATTCTATATAATGACCACTTGTCTATATCGGCAGGAAGTAGCCAATTTCCAAGACCATATCTTTTACTTGTAAGCATATCATAAAAAACCCAAGCAGGGTTATTAGTATACTGTCTAGTAGAATCGAAAGAACCATCCCAATTTCCTGTGTATGTTCTATTTACAGGGTCATAGTTACTAGGTATTTGAACTTTTAGTCCTTTACAATGATAAGTTCTTTTCGGGGGATTAGAAAATTGTTTTGTGCTTACAGTAACTCTTCCTAGTGCTGTGTAAGGATAAACTAGTGGTTCTTTAATTATTGCAGTTATTGCCCCTATACTACATTTAGTATTGGCATTATAACCAGTATCATCAACTGTTGTAAGCTCTCTTAAATCTTCATAGGCGGCTTCGTCCTCTGTAAGTCTGGTAATCTTTACTTTAAGATCTTGAAATGGTTGATAAACTTCTAGAGGCAATTTATACTCAAATGTTATAGCAGACTTGGAAAAGGCTATATGCATTAATTTATTAGTAACAATTTCATAAGTTTGAAAATTACCTTGTATTTTTCTACTTACTTCTACTTTATATTTTGCACCGTTTGAGTATTCATTCCCTGTGGTGGTGCTAATACTATACATAGATGAATAATTAAAAAGTATTTTTAATTCGTCTATTTGTGGAGCCAAACTGGCTGACAGCCCTGATAAAGTGCTTAAAGTAAACTCTTGAAAATTATCTGCTCCTCCTGTGCCTGTTGGCCCCTCTATAGGATGACTATTAGATACTACTATACCAGTTTGAGACCCTATTCCAGAGTCTGCCAAGCCGCCCATAGCTGCCCAAGGAGGCTCTCCTGTTTTAAACAAATAACTACCTGCATTATATCTAAATAGTTCCGCCCAAGAAGGAGTATTTTCATCATATATAGATGCGGTAACAATACAAAGTTTACTACCACTAAAGTCTGCTGCTGGGCTTATTGTAAGTTCATCTGGATTTGCTGCAGTATCAACAGCAGTTATTTTAAATGATCTATCAATGTATATATCATAAGTTGCAGTATAATCTATATTTGAAGTAGAATTAAAGATAGGAGAGCATACTGCACTACCACTAGAAATTGATTCTATTTTTCCTTCAAAATAAATTTCCCCAGTAGTTTGGTCTGCAAGTCTTACAACAGTTGGAACGGTAGACGCCGAAGCCAACCATGCAGTTTGCGAACTAAATACAGTAGATGTAATATTTAAAGAGGTTTCAGTAGTTGCTGCAGAAATAGTAGCTGTTCCGGAAAAACCTGCCTTTGCAATTATATATTTATCAGCAGTATTTAATGTAACTGTAGTTCCCGAAGGAACTGTAACAGTAGAAGAGGAAGAAGTAAACCCAAAAGTTCCTGTTGGGCGAAGAATAGTTTCGTTGCTATCAACAAGAGGGTCTCCGTTCAATAAAATAGACTGGCCCTCATTAACCAAGCCTTCTATAGGCCCTTCTGATATAACATCAGTAAAGACCATAATCTGGGAACGACCATAAGTATTATATACAGCAGTTTCCACTCCCACTGTTCCATCAGTTTGACTCGTTGAAACAGTTGTAGATGCTGCTCCTGAAGTGGTTGTGGTTAATCCGCCATTTTGTACAATTCCTGTTCCACCACCACCAAATCCTGGGTCATTTGTAGGTGCTACCATTTTATACTCCTTATGCTATTCCTGTGTTTGCTTCTGCTTCTGTTATTGCTGCATCCATTCCTTCTGTATCTTGCTGAATGTCTCCAAAAGTATCTGCATAAGTAGTACTATTAGAAGTAGATGGAAGCTCATTTACTGATGTTACATCAAAATTGCTTAACTCAAAAGAGACAGGCATTCCAGGAACTATCAGTTCTCCATATAAAACTGGAACGGGGTCTCCTTCAACTACAAGCCTTTCGTCGCCGTTAAATAAATAACTTTCTGGTTCTTCTTTATCAGTGGCAGGATCTGGAGCCATTAATAGAGACAATCCTGTCATACCTAAGTTAACTCCAACGCTTGCAAGAACTAGTCCTTTAGTGGTAAGAGCGCCTTTTGATGTAAACAAAAACTTGTTTAAAGCGCTAGCATTTGGCCCAGCAGCCGCCGCCCCTCCGCTAAGTACAAATAAAGTTAATATAGCGAAAGCGGCCAGCAAAGAGTTTCTTCCTCTAGATTTTTGACTAGATCCTGCTGGAACTGGAGTTATAATTATATCTCCTTCTTTTAAAGGCAATAGACATTCTTCAATACTCTCCATTTCATTTCCTTGCACTTCTATATGAAACTGTATATTTTTTTCATGTGCGTCTATGAAATACTTGCGAAAGTCTGGTCGATTTGCTTCTATGCACTTTAAGGCTTCTTGAACACTATCTCCTACAAACTTAAAAGAGTTTCCATAGATTTCTCCAAGTTCGCCTTCTAAATAAATTGTTCTACTCATAGCTTAATTGATATAACTCCATTCCAGGATAGCTAAATATCCAATAGTTTATTCGTAATGCTTTGCAATATGCTATATCAGTTTCTGTAGGTTCACAGCTTTTATCTGGATGACTATGAACTATTGCATATATAGGATATCGCTTTTTTATCTTTAAATATTCTGTAGGGTCAATAACAAAATCTTCATCATTGTCTGCAATATTGTCACATGGTATCCAAGTTTTTTCATTATTTATTATTGCAATTATTCCGCAACCTTCTTTTGGATACCATTTTTTAAAATGTTTCTCTATATCTTCTATCATCTAAATTTATTTGAGCCTGGAAAGGCGCCAAAAGGAAGAGGTTTATTAGTTTTTTTGTTATCATAATCATCAAACTGAAATCTGCATTTACAAGAAGATAGTTTCTTTCCGCAAACATCTGCTCGTTGCCATTCTCTAGAGGAAAACGAAGGAGTAGTATTTGTTGTATTTGGGCTTACATTTTTTGTTATACATTTCCATACAGTGTCACTATAAAGATAATAATTTCCTGCAGTTCCAGAACCGCTCCAAGTCGAATATACGTAATAATCAGTTCCTGCATCACCTGGCGGAGTTGTATGGGGACTAGTATCTGATATTATGGGTATATCATCTTTTGTAAAATAAACGGCAGTGGATGTTCCAGGAACTTGACTATCTGTTGGCCACGTACACCCACCAGAATTATTTAATTCTAAACCTTGATAAGGCCAAGAACAGTATTTTCCTGCTAAAATTCTTGTTGGTAGTGTTATATTTGATAAATCATAGGGAGAAGCCAGCTCAAAACTTACAAATAATTTATCTTCAGAATCTATTCGATCTATGTAATAAATTTTCTTAGGAAATTCTACAGTTCCATTTCCTTGCCCATCTAAGTACTTGTAAAGAGTTGTTCTCTTTGTTACCTTAACTCCAACTAAGTTATCATTTTTTACATTCCCAATAGCCGCAGAAAAAGTGTTTAGTACATTAGCGATTGTTAAAGTAGGCCTATTTGATGCTCCTGTAGAACTAACCTCCACTCCCGTTAACTCTATTGGCATAGCGTAATAAGTATTTCCATCAAAAGCTATAGTATCAGGAGAAGTGTCTACACTTCCAGAAAAATAATAAAGCCCTCCATTAAAATCAATTTCAAATAATTCAATTAATGGACTTGTAACATCATGCTGTTGAACTAATTTTACTAACTCTGTCATGCTTCATATACTCTTCTAAAATTTGCTGTACACGTATAACAATCTGTTTGAACATAAACAGTGTTCCAACTATCACATACTACTTTTACAGTTGTTTCGTATGAAGGAGAAACATTTGAATCTGGTATAGTATAGTCGAAAGAAGTTACTCCTCCTTTTGATACAAAAAATGCAGTGATGTCATCTATTTCCGCTTTACTTCTATTTTGAAAAGAAATAGAGAAAGTTTCATTTATATTATTTATACCATCAACAATTCTTTGTTCATATCCATCCCCAAAAGAAGCAGTAAGCACTCTTGGAGTACTTGCACGAGATAAAGATCTATCTGGCGCTATCTGTGTTGCTCCTACTAAAAATCCTATTGCCATTATGCTACTCCATACGGACTAAGTATTCCGCCTGAACGTTTTTGATTTTGAAGTTCTGTTTGAACTGCTCTTGCAATAAGATTTCCTAAATTTCCTGCTTGTGTAGAATTTGCCTCAGTATTTGTACTAGCGTTTCCTTGATTATCAATAGCTACATTGACTGTTACATTATTCTGTTGGCTTGAACCTGACATTTCCACGGGGATGGATCGCCCGTTTGGAAGAGGAACTATTGCTTCAGTTCCGTGCAACATTGCAGGGTAACCTGACGTGCTTCCAGAAGCAATTCCTCCAGAAGCATATGTTTTAACTCCATTTGACATAATTCCGCCATATCTATTACCAGTAATATCATCAAGACGGAATTTCGAAATTCTGTCCTCAAATAGTCCGTTATCAGATCTTACCGTAAAATAGTCACCTACTCTAGGTTCAGGTCTACTCGATGTACTTGTTGGCACGCTTCCTGGAATTCCTAAAAAGTCTCCGAATGATGTGCCTCCAAAAGCTGCACTTAAAATACGCATTACTAACATTTTCGCTATAACATCTGCTAACATTTTTAGTATACTTTTTGCCATATCAGCAAAGGCTTCTTTCATTGATTTAGTGCCCTGGATTACAGAGCTAAGTGCTGTAGAAAAGCTAGAGCTTATCGTATCTCCAAGCTGCTGTCCTAATCTTGTTAACTCTTGTGTATTCTCCATAGCTACATTAAATCTTTCTTGTTCTACTCCTATTTGTCTTTCTAGCTCTCCTATTCGTCGATTAACCTCTTCTTCCTCTTGCTCTGTCAATGCTAAATTAAGCCTATTTCTTTCGTCTAGTAGGTTGTTTTTTAAAGTATCTAAAGCTATAGACCTTTCTTGTGCTGCTTGTTCTGCAGAATTTTGTTCTTGAAATATGCTTGCAACTCTTTTCAACCTATCTATTTCTAAAGCTGCTGATTCATCGGCTAAAAGCTCTCTTTGTTGTTCTACTTGTAATAAACTTTGTCTAAATGCTAGAGCATCTCCATTTTTAAAAGCGCTGTTTAATAACTCTGCTGCTGAAGCAGCTTGCTCAAGGCTTATTGCGGCCATATCTGTTGCTTCGGCAGTCTCAATCAATCCGTCAAGCATTAATCTAGTAGATAATGGGTCTCCTGAACTAAAAGTAGAAGCAGCGTTATTTACTGCATCTTCTATTTCGGTCATGCCCGCTCTCCACGATAACGCTAGCATTTCTAAATCTTGTATCTGTTCTACACTTCTATCTCTCACAGCTTGGGAAAATCTTTCTCCAAAAGCGGAAAAATCAAAACTATTTAAAAGGTTATCAAGTTCCTGTTGTGCTCCAGGAAGTCCTGCTTCTACATTTCTTATTAACTCAGAAATCTCCAAAGTAGCAATTCCAGTTATTACTTTTTCAGTTTTTCCTATTTTTGAAGTTTCTCCATTTATACCTTTAATAATATTTGTTATATCTTTGGCTACTGCTTCATAATTTTCTTTTATCTCTTGTAATGCTTCTTGTTTTCTTAAAGTGTCTTCCGCCTCATTCTCCATATCTACAAGATTACTATATGTTGTACCAGCAGCCTCTAGTATTGTATCCCTTACTCCTTTCAATCGTTCTTCTATTCCCTCTGCAAAAGTAAAATAACCTATAGCTTGTTGGCCTTCTTCAATACCGAATAAAGATTTTAGTCCTGAAGGTAGTTTGTCTATTAAAAAATTAATAAATCTAACCCAAACATTTGCTAAAAATTGTAAGCCTTTTGCAGCA